GCCCTGTTGAGAAGTTATTTACTACTGTATCTAGATCTATACCTTTTAATAACCACTCATTAAAATAAGTTGCATTAGCTACTACCTCGTCTTTTGTGCCTCCAACACTTGCAGCAGCTTTTAAACTAACTTGTTTTAATATGAGTTTTTCTTTATGATCCACTTATTACCTCTTTCTTTTTTTCCATTTTATATTTTTAACCTCTACCCTCTTGTAGTTACTATTTAACTTAATTAAAAAGTAATACATAAGTTTGTTAATAATAGTTTTAAGGTACGATAAAAAGTTATAACAAGTAAGCCAAATAAATTTCTTAATTGCCATAAAAATCGCTCGCATTACCTTTAATAAATTCCGGTACATCTATAAACTCTTCTTCTTTTTCTTCTAACATAGACATAAGAATTAAGATACCCGGTACTATCACTATGGTAAAAAACATTACCCATTTATGTAATATATCCCAAGTTGAAATTAGATCCATTATTCTACCCCCTTTTTACTAAGCAGTTTAATACCGCTAAAATAAATTATCTCGTTATATGAAGAAAATTTATTTATATCTCCCGATCTATTAAGTTGATCTACAATATTAATTAAAGTTTTAAGATCTCTAACTTTCATAATGTAGCACTCATCTTATTAAGAATTTTAGATTTATCGTAGTTAGCATTTAAAACGGCGAAACGATAAAGAGAAATACTTATGTAGTTTTCCTTATCGGTTATCCATACTGTATTATCCATACGAGTACCTTTAAATATACCGTATTGCTCATATCTATAATTTCTGTAAACAACCGGATCGCCGATCTTAATTATTTGACTAGAGAAATAAAAATAATCTTTTTTCTCTTCGTCGTATTTTTGCGTAAAGATCATTATAAAATCTAATTTAGGATCCGTAACTAAATAATCTGTATAAGTATAATCTCCATACTCTTTAAAATAATTTAGTACAATCCTATACGCTATTATTGGCGTAGCGCTAGTAGCAACTTCGCCACTTAAACTATTGTAAGAATATTTCTTTATAATAGTTTTTTCTTTTTCTAGGGTTACGTCATAACTCATAACGTACCCCTAGCTTTCATATCTAAATATAATTTCTCGTTAAAGTCCGGGGCTTGGCTATCTAAAAACCAATCCCCGTTTTTAACAAATTCGTTATATTCTTCTTCTGTTAATATTTCGCTCACGAAATACCCCCTTTCCTAGCATAAGCAATAGTATCTAAATAGTAACTATCGCTATATTTATCTTTAATAGAAATACAATTACCGCAGCGTGGCACATTATTTTTATTCCAACTTTTAGCTAGATAGTTATAACATTTACCGCACTTTATATAAGTTACTGTATCTGTAGTAAGATAAAATCTTTTTTGTGATCGTATCTCCATAAATTACCCCCTTTTTTTTCCTTATTTAGATTATACCTAAAAATACTTTTAGGTTTTTTAAACTATATTTTTCGTAGTTAAATTCTATTTCGTATTGAGTAGTATTAATTTTTCTTAACTTACCATTAGATAAATTGGTATAACCACTTGTTACCAATTCTTTAATTTCAAATACGTTATCGTTATTAGAGAAATAATATATAGTTCTTTTAGTTGAGTTTAATTTATAAGTAGTTGTAATTTCTTTTTGTTCAATAATTGGTAAATCTAAAGGGTTAGAAGATAAACCCATAAGTCTTGTATAATCATCATCTAACTTAGTAGTTTCTAAGGTATAACCTTTATCCTCAAATTTTTTGATTATATCTTTTGTTATGTTCATTTAATACCCCAAGTATTTTTTCTTATATAGGTATTATAGGCATACTTTTTTAAATAATGGTGTCAATTTTTAATATTTTTTTTATAAAAAGAAAAAAGCCGGGTTGTGCGGATCCCCGGCTTTTTTGTATCGTAGGTATACTTGGGGGTATTTCTACGTCTTAGTATTTATTAATTTAAGGGTGCGATCTTTGAATTAATACTTTAATTAAATATAGTATCTCTATATTTTTAAATCTAATTTAATTGTAAGTTTGTTTTGGTTTATATTGCTCTAAGGCGTGTTGCACTACGGTAACAAAACCGCTTAAAAAGGCAACGCTCAAAAGTTGTACCATATCTGCGTCAATAATACCGCTAGAGTTAGCTAAGTATAAAGATATAGCACTTTGTAAGCCCGTTCTAAACGCTTTAGATAGCATAAAAGCCCAATACGCTTTCCAATCTTTTTTCTGTGTTTTTTTATTCGATCCTGTATTTGCCACTATCGTTATTCCTTTCCTGCTCTAGCTTAGCAGTTCTAAACTCCATTAATTTAGCATAGGTATTAGCGCCTACTATTCCGTCTTCTATTAGGCCTGCTTGTTTTTGAAATATTAATACTGCTGCTTGGGTTAAACTACCGAAATCTCCGTCCGCTACTAATCTATGATCTAAAACAAAATTTAAGATCTCTTGAATATATCTAACTCCGTCGCCTTTATCGCCTTTCTTTAATGGCTTTACCGATAAACCTAATTTAATATATTCTTTTTGATCAAAATTCTCTCTTATGATCCCTCTATTTAATTCTTGCGGAGTTACAAATATTTCGAAGTGCATAGGATCTTTATAACTTTTATAATCTCCTCCCCACCTAAATACTTGTAAACCGTCTTGGGTCTTTATACCTAAAATCTTTTTTATTGTTGTATCTTTAAAATTAGTTTTAGTAGATCCGTCCCTCGTAACCGGGTTTAGATCCCAATTTATATCAACTGCTAATCCGTAAGCGTGGCAACTATATTTATCTGTACCCGCTATTTTTCTAAAGTTATATCCTCCTGTTGTATTTTTGTGCGTTATGTAGTTATCTTCTACTAAGCACATATTCAATAAGGTAAAAGCCGGCAATACTGCTTTATTAATTCTTGCTCTACCTTTACCGTTAAATTTTAAAATTATAGTATCGTCAACGTTACCTAAGGCACTTGCCCAATTTTCTAGGTACCAATTACTACTACCTCTTCTCGTACTCATAATATCTCTATATCACTCCATTTTCTTTTATTTTTCGTACTATGTAAAACTAAAGTTAATATACCCGGTACGCTAGTATCGCCTCCGCTTTCCTCAAACCATTGGCTCCCGTCGTCGATCGTAGGCGCTCCGAGTAAAAGTCTTTCGCTCTCTTTACTCCAAAAGTGGTGGTAATGGCCTACTAATAAAACATTAGTAGCATAAAAACCACCTCTAGAGGGCTTACTAGCCATTTTATTAAACCAATTCTCTACTCTAGCTGCCGGTGTCGTTCCTCGTTTAGCTTGGTGGCCGTGAGCTATTGTAAGTACTACATCGGGTAAGACTTCAACGCTATAAGCTAAATCATTATCCGGGATCGTAAATTTAACGTGTTTTTTGCTAGGATCCGCTTTTAATATCTGCGCTACTTCGTCAAATAATTCTAAATCTTTATTATCCCCAAAAGTTGTATAGGCTTTTGTACCTATTCTTTTTTCTCCGTGGTTACCCGCACAACATAGGCCGAGTACCTCGTTAAATTGATCGCTATATTTATTAAAAGCGTCTAATAACATACGTCTAGCTAGTGTCTTTTGTTGGCGCTCGTCTAATACTGTTGTAAATTGTTGCATAGGATAAAACCCACTACAACCCTCGACGAGATCGGCTAACCCAACAATAATTAATTTATCTAGATCTTTATGTTTTTTCTTTAAGAATTTTATTTGATTATCTATAGCGTCTAGGCTTGCGTAATATCTTTTAAGCATATTTTCGCTCCCCTCTTTACCTACTTGCCAATCACTCATACAAATAACTAGAGCCTTTTTATTTTTAGTTTTAGTTTTAGGCTTAGGTGGTTTTTTCTTAGCGTCGCTAATAAGTTTATTTAATTCTTTATCATCATATTTATTATTTTTTCTTGCATAGATATTAGCTTTAAAATAATAAAAGTTTTGGATCCCGTTTTCTCCCCAACCCTGCCAAGTTCTAAAGTTAACCGGCTCATCTTCTCTAACGTAGAAATCTTTACTAGATCCGTCGCCTAACCAATAATCTATCCACTCGTTCCAATTAGGGTTACCTTTAGGTATAGCTTTAGTTGTGATCGTACCTTTAGATCCAAGCATTTCAATACCCGGCGTCCAATCGCTAGAGGGCTTGATCTTCTTTCCGTTAGTAGTAGGTACGTCTTTTCTGCTCTCTACAAATTCGTCTAAATTCATAACTCACAACCGTTATCCTGCGCAATACGACTTATAATTTTACGTAAACTCTCACTATGTACCATATTGAAATTTAAAACTTCTATACAATACTCGGCTATAGTTTTATAACTATATACGCTTAGTTGAGTTTCGTTTTTTCTTATTAGAGCTTGTTTTAATAAATTAATTATAATTTCTGTTTCTTTTGGGTATCTGTTTTCGAATTTTCTTTTACTTTTATAATTTATTTTACCTAAAGCAAACTCATCTAGAGTTAAATTTGACATATAATAGCCCCGTTTCTATTAACAATACTGTAACTATTATAAACTAAAGTTAAGACATTTAAAAGGTTTTAAGGTAAATCATCTTCTTCAACATCGAATAAATCGAAGTTAAAAAAGCTAAAATTTTCTCTATCAAATTGATCTAGTTTTTTAAGAAAATTCCAAATCTCTTTAATAAATAAACCTAATATAAAACCTACTAAATAATCCATTATTTTAAATTTTCGCAATTCTCACTACCATACTTACAATTACATATCTGTACATAGGATCCGTCTTCTTTTTGATCTATCTTGCACATAATTATATTTTATCGTTTTTAATTAACCACCAACTAAGATAGTTAATACCTACTATTACTACTATGACTAATAGAAAATCCATAAAATTATTTTATCCGCTAATTTTAAATAAAAGCTCACTAAATAAACTTTCTTGCATATCTAAATCTTTTTCTAATATGCGAAGTTGCGTCATCATAGAGCTATGAGCTATTTGTAACTCTTCTATTGTATTAAATAACCACCCAATAACTCCTATAAGAGCAGTTATTAAAATTGGTGTAAGAGTTTTAAGATCTATTTTCATCACATTAATACATTAGCTAAAGTAGCTATAGAAATCCCGGCGATGATCCAACCGTAGATCTCGGCTCTAGTTGGCCTCGTATTAATATCTTTTTGTAGTTCGTCTAATTTAGTAAAGATCTTCTCTATATCGAGCATAATTTTAGCCGTCATTTCCTTTTGAGTGTAATTATTATTGTCGGTCATATTCTAAAAAAGATAATAGCAGTATGCGCCACTCCTTTTTTGCAAGTGATATAGTCCGCCCGTCGTAAATATCGTGGTGTAGTTTACATAACATAACTACATTATTTAGATCGTATTTCTCTTTACTATGTCGGCCACCCATACCAATACCGGTTATATGTGCCATTTCTAGCCATTGATCATAATTAGTACACTTAGGCCACTCGCATTTATTCCCGGATCTCTCTAACGCTTGTAAGCGTAGATCTTGTAGTAGTGTCAATTAAGGTTTAGGGTAAGCGTCTTTTACGGGTTGTATTATATCCGTTTTCCACGCCTCTAGTCCGTGATGAAAAATATAATCTAATTGCTCTTGTAAAGGTGGGTACTCATTAGCTCTATTGTATTTATATCCGTTATTTTCTTCGTCTAATTGTCTAGCTAATTCATTTTCCGCCCAAATAGTTAAAGTATCTTCTATTTCTTTAGGGGTTAAATCTACTTTAACACCGTTAACTATTTTATGAGTTGGTGCCTCAAAACTTGATTTAATTTCTTCTAGTGTTTGTGCCATTATACTTTTTTAATCCCATAAATATGTATAGATCCGCTTGTAATATTGCCACTAGACATATAAAACCTAGCCCCTGTAACTGCGGTATTACTATCTAAATAATGTGATCTATGCCTACTTCTCATCGTTCCAAGACTTGTATAATGTACAAAATTAGCCGAAATATAAGTACCGTTATTTGTACCGTCGCTTGGGTAAAATTCTACTGTACCATTATGCGCTCTTCCTGCGCTATTCTGTATTTGATCTCCTATTTGTCCGTAACCTGCTTGTATAAAATTAACATCAAAACCCGATGACGCAGTATTTAAAGAGGCTTGCCAAGCTGCGCCGTAATAATTTCCCGTTAAATCGCTACCACTAGCTCCACCCTGCCTAAAAGTCATATATAAATTAGTACTTGTAGTAGCCGGTATTATATTTTCTGTAACTATTCGATAATAAGAATAAGTCGAAGTATCTACAAAATTATCGAATAACAATTCACTACTAGCGCTAGCGGTAGCACTAGATAATAAAACAAAATCGTTATTATCACTTAAACCACTTATATAACTACTTGCTATAGCTCCGTCTTTAATTAAAACGCCGTCAACGGTAACTCCATTAGCCGTAGTTTTTTCGTTTATAGTATCTACTCTTACAATACTAGACATCTTCTATTAAATCCCAACTCATAGTAACTTCGTTCCACTCGTAACCTAATCCGTCTTCCGGGTATGGTACGGGTGCTACATAATTAGCTATATCTAGATCTAAAACCCAACTATCAAAAGGTTTAGGCGGTAAAAATATATCATTAGTTTCGTCATAGTTATAACCGATCCCGGCGAAGTTACCTCTAAAAGCTACACCGTCTAAAGTATGAGCGTTAGCAATAGTATTATAAGAAGTTCTTTTACAAGTCATATTTCTAAAATTACCGTAGTAATCTTCCCAACTAGAAAAACCCTCCGGTAAAGTATCTAAATCGTCTTCGTCTTTACCTGTTATTACTTCTGTTACTATATTGTTTTCATCTAATAGTGCATAATGAGCCATATTTATTTCTCCTTATTAAAAAACATTTTACCACTAATACCTAACATTATGTTAGGTATGTTTATTAACTTAATAATATTATAAATTTTCATATTAACTAAAAGTTACCGTATCTGTACCGGCCGTAAAAGTAACTATAGTGTCGCTACCGTCTGTAGTAGATGTACTTGTTAAACCTGCTCCAATAGAAATAGTTGCGTCTGCGGTAGCATATCTTAAAATTACTACACCACTACCACCGTTAGCTATTGATCCTGCGCTAGTTCCACCGGATCCACCGCCTCCGCCTCCGCCGGTATTAATTGTACCTGCGGTACCTGTATTACCAACTGTAGCGTTATTAGTCCCATTAGCTCCGGCTCCACCTCCTCCGGTGCCTCCTGCTGCTCCTGTTCCTGTGCCGCCTGCTCCGCCTCCGCCTCCGCCGGCTCTATCTACTGCGGATCCTGTTATAGATGAAGATAAACCGGTACCACCGGCTCCCGGTGCAGTTTGGCTAGTAGCATTAGCTCCTACCCCTCCTGCTCCGCCTCCGCCTCCGCCTGCGGTTGACGAGGCGCCACCATTACTACCCTGTCCGGCTAAACCATAACCTATATTACTACTTGGAAAACCTGTTACACCCGACGCCGAGCCTCCATTGTTACCATTAAAACTATTGTTTCTATCGCTAGAGCCTCCACCATAAGATATTATATCGGCAAATTGACTATTACTAGCGGGTTGTCTATAGGTACTAGATCCGGCGCCTATAGTAATAGTGTATGTAGTAGATCCGTCTACTAAAACTTTATAAGCAGTTTCAACCGGGCTACTACCTCCGCTAACGTTACCGGTACCGTAAGAAGTTCTATAACCTCCTGCGCCACCACCACCGGAGGCATAACCTCCGCCGTTATCATTAAAAGCGCCCGCTCCTCCACCGGCTATAACTAAAAAATCTATATCGGTAAAAGGGTTACCTAAATCGTCCCAACTACTACCGTTATATGTTTGTACTTTATTATCGGTAGTATTGTAGATCATATCTCCCGCAGTTGAAGTTAAGGCGTTACGTTGTGTAGTAGTATAACTTTTTAAATTTAAAGCACTATCTAAAGCTACATTATTTCCGTCGCTTGTTGCTATTGTATTTGTATTAATTCTGCTCATATTTTCCTAACTAAAAGATATTGTATCTGTTCCTGCGGTAAAAGTAGTAATTTTATAACCTCCCGAAGTTGTTGTAGAAGATGTTAAACCTGCTCCGCCACTAATACTATAGCTATCCGGATATTTTAAAATTACTATACCGCTGCCACCTGCGTAACCATTACCCGAGGATCCACCGCCCCCGTCGCTTGTCGAGCTGCCCCCTCCGTTGCCTGTATTTGCCGATCCTGCGTTATTATTATTTCCGGTACCACCTGTAGCATAAGTTGTAGAAGATCCACTAATAGCGCTACTTTTTCCGGCTCCTCCTGTTGGGTTAGTACCTACGGCGCCTGCTCCGCCTCCACCGCCTCTAGATGATCCCGAGGCTCCCTGCCCGTATGAGCCACCGCCTCCTCGATCATCGCCCGAGTTATAGGATCCTATTTGGCCTCCTCCGCCACTTCCAACGGTAGTTTTATCACTACCCGAAATACCGCCCGCTCTTCCTGTAAAAGCAGAAGATCCACGGCCTCCGCCTGCGGCTACAATTATACTAAATTGGCTATCGTTACCACTTGTACCACCGTAAATAGCTCCTGTACCACCTGCGCCAACTGTAACCGTATAATTAGTTGAAATTGCTGCTATATATTTTTGCTCGGGATCGGTCATAGGGTAACCGCTTTCCTCTCCTGTAGTTGAATTTCTAAAACCACCTGCTCCGCCTGCTCCTGCTGCTCGTTGAGCGTCATAACGATAAGCTCCCGCTCCACCGCCTCCTACGACTAAATATTCAATTTCAAAACCCTCTATATTACTTGTATTAGCCCAAGAAGTACCATTATAAAATTGTAATTTACCCTCGGTTGAGTTATAAATTAGATCGCCATTAGATACACTTAAAGCGTTCCTCTCTGTTGTTGTATAACTTTTTAAATTTAATGGATCATCAATAGATATATTATTGCCCGAATATTTACCGATAGAATTAGTTTCTAAAGTTGACATTATAAATTAACCCAACTCGTACCATTATAAAATTGTACTTTATTATCTGTACTGTTAAAAATTGTATCGCCTGCGGTTGAAGTTAAGGCGTTTCTCTCTGTTGTAGTGTAACTTTTTAAATTTATAGGATCATTTAAAGTAATATTGTTTCCTGTAGCTTTACTTATTGTATTTACTTTTAATATTGGCATTAAACAACCACCAACGAGCCATTTACCGTTACGGTACCTGTAATAGTTATTGTACCTGCTAAAACTGCTCCCTCGTCTGCTGCTATTGTAAAACTAGGCGCAATAGTTAGATTATGTCTATAAATACCTCCGTTAGTAGTTAAATTAATACCGGCCTCGTCCCAATCTGCCATAGTTGTAGCGTCTAAGACATAAGATAAACCGTTAGTTACTCCGTCGGTAATTGTTAAATTGCTATCTCCGTCCTCTAAAGCGTTAGCACTACCGCTAGCTATTTGATTAGGTTTTACTTTATAAACTGTACCGTCTGTAACATCTTCTAAAATTAATAGATCGTTAGCGGTATCTACTGTTATTGCGGATCCGTCGGTTAGTGCGCTTGGATCTACCGCTAAATTTATGGCTCCGCTAGTTGCTCCACCACTTAAACCCGATGTAGCACTTGTATTTACGGCGGTAATATCTCCCTCGCCTATAAAGTTATTCCAAGCACTTGATCCATAATATTGTAGTGTTGAGGATCCGGTTAAAAATACAAATTGTCCATTTTCCGGGCTTGTAATTGCTGCGTCCCGTGCGGTACCGTCGGCAAATACGCAAATACTTTGCTCCATTAAATAATTGTTTACATCGCTTGCCGTTAATACTTCTCCGGTAACGAAAGTTTTAAATCCACTAGGCATAGTTTTAGTTTATCCTTTCTTGTTGTTTTTTATAGCTATATGTCATTAGTAACCTAACTTATCATCGTCTAGATGTCCAAATAAAGTATTATCTAAACGTAAAAACGCTTGTTGGTTAGCGCTACTTAATTTATATCCTACTTTAAAGGTATCGGGTGTAATACTGTAGTTTATAGCGTCTAAGATCTCACGGCTTATTATTTGAGCCGGGCTACCACTTCCCGGAGGTGTAAGCTCAACGCTTACAATATCTCCTACTTCACTCTCTAAAATTAAATTTTGATTAGAAGTACTTAGATCATTAACATTAACCTCTAAATTATCAAAACGTAATAAAGCGTCTTTAAATTTACCTAAAAGATATAAAGCAGCGTCGTTAACTTCTGTATCATTATCGTTTAATAAACCGGATCTAGTTAATGTACGGATCAAATATTTAAGTTGTGATCCTGCGTCTTGTTGTGTTTGAGTAGATCCACCCTCACGAGTTAAGTTAATAATATTGTAAATTTCGTTATCATCGTTTATATAATCGACTTTAGTATATGCAATATCGCTACCGTCATCGCTAAAAGTTTTACTAACAACACTAGGATAAGTAGTATGTCTATTTTTAAAAGTTAATTTACCGCTTTTAGACATAAATAATAATCCATTTTCGCTACGTTCTATAGTTTGTAATAAACTTAATGTATTATCCGTAATACCGCTAAGAGCTTGCATAGTGCTTACTCCGGTTTCAATATCTCTATTTGCCGTACTAAATTTAACGCTAGCATTATCTAAAATATTACCGATCATAGTTCCGCTATCTGTACTTGAAAAACTAGCGTTAACTAATTCGGTGTTATTAATCTTCATAAAAGCGTCGAAACCGGTAAAAGTAGCAAAAGAGTTATTACTATCCGGATAAGTTAAGGCAATATCTGCTACGAAACCTACGAATAGATCTTCGTAAGTAGATCCGCCGTCGGTAGTAGCGTCGACGTGCATAATAATAAAAGGCTCAATACCGGGATAATAAGGGCTACTCGTATTAGTATTTTCGTATTTTCTAGAGTTATTTAATAATTTAATTGCACAACTACCGGTAAAAAAGCTATCTAAATCTTTAGATCTACCACGACTTATAGCTATATTCTGTACGTCTGCGGTAACATCTGTTAAAGTTACTGCTCCGCCTAATTGCCCGGTATCTAAAATACCTCTAACTAGATCATCTAAAGTAAAGGTATTTGGAGTAAAACCTAGCCTAACTCTTACCGTAGGTTGAGCCATTATACAAACCTTAGGTTACGTCTATTATATTTTTCTATCTGTTCAACGATTAATCGGCCTACGTCTGCTCCGTCTGTACCGATCCCGGCGTTAACTGTTATGTTGTATGTTTGTTTTCCTAGGCCAAGTCCGTCGCCAACTCTCGACGATAAAGGTATTATAGCCTCTGCCCCTGCCTCGCCAACTACGGCGGTAGTAGGCTTGGTTACGATACCACCTTTAGCCAACCTCGGTATATTTGGTATATCCGGCGGGTCTATGTCTATACCAAAAAAGCTAAATCCTAACCCGTCGTTTAGTTTATTAATAAAATCGTTGATCTTATCTATAACTTTATTAAATACATACTTAACACCCTCTAATACAACTCCTGCTCCGGTTTTAAGTACTGTTTTCATAGTTTCCATAAAACCCTCGCCAAATTCTTTGATCTTAGGCCAAATAAAATCCTTAGCTTTAGTTAAAGCTCCTATAAATACATCTTTAAGAGTTTCCATTAAATTAAAATTATTTTTGAAAAAGTTAAGTAAACCTAAGAATATTTTTTTAAGTCCGCCTACTGCCTCTGCTACATCTCCACTAAATAAACCTTTTATAAACTGTACTACTCCGTCGAATACAACTTGTAATAACTTAAATTGAGTTTTAACAAATTCAAAAGCCTTAGTCATACCGTTTTGGAAACCGTCGCCCTTAAAGAAAGTTATAAAATTATTAAACAAATTTTTAAGGAAAGCTATACCATTATCTACGAAATTTCTAAATCCCTCGAAGTTATCATAAGCATATCTAAACCCACCTGCTAAAGCGGCAATTAATCCAAGTATGATCGTAACCGGGCTAAATAGTGCAGCGAAAGCACTAGCTAAAGATATAACACTAGCTAGAAGTATTCCACCTATAACTACTGCTAAACCTGTAAATAATACTTTAGGGTTTTGCTCGAAAAACTTTTGTACTCTCTCAAATACCGGTCTTAATCTATCTCCTAGATCATTAAAAGCCTTAGTAAGTCTTTTAATAGTGTTTTGTACTTCATCACTTGTAAAAAAAGATTTAACGTTTTCTACGAAAGCCTGTAATCCCGGTTGGATCTCTTTAAATTTTTTCTGTATATTATCTATTGCGTCGATCAATATTGGAGCTAATTTTTGGCCGATCTCTATTTGAAAAACTTGAAACGCTGCTTTTAATTTCTCTAAAACTAATCCTATACCCTGCGATCCCTGCTCAAAAGCTGCGTCGGTTGCTCCTATTGCGTTTTCTGCGGCTAATATTTCACTAGCAAACTTCTCGCTACCTTTACCGGTAAGTGTTTGTATTGCGCCTAAAGCCTCTACGGATCCAACATAATCGGCTAACGGCCTACCGCTATCTTTTGCTCCCTTAGCAATAATATCGAAACCCTCTTTAAGATCTCCACCACCGGCTATAAATTCTTCAAAAGACTTGCCGGTTAATTCTTTAAATAATAATGAGATCTTGGTAGTTGGTTTAGCTAATTCGCTAAGTGCTGCTCTAATCTGCGTCATAGCTACGCTTGTTGGAGTACCGGAGGCGGTTAGTGTTGCAACTGCGGCAGTAACATTACCAAACTCAATACCCATAGACGCAGCAATAGGCGCTACGTTAAACATAGCTTTAGATAATTGCTCTACTGTTGTTTTACCACCTTTTACCGCAGTAAAGATAATATCGCTAGCCTCGCCTACGCTAATAACGTCGCTACCAAAAGCGTTTACTACTGTAGTTAAGCCGTCTACTGCTATCCCTAACTCTGTTGCTCCACCTACGGCTAATTTATTAGCTACTTCTAGGAAAGTAAATACGTTGTCCGGTGGTACACCGGCCGACAAGCTATCGTATAAAGCGGGTATAACATCTTCCGGTAATTTACCGATCTCTTTGGATAGTTTTAAAACATCTTTATTTATTTGGTCGAAAGTTTCTTGGCTTGTACCCGGTAACAACGTAAATACTTCGTTCATACCGGTTTCGAAATCTCTAAAGGCGGTTATAGATTTAGCGGCGGTTGCTCCTGCTGCTACGCCTATACCTGCGAAGATCTTATTAACTGTATCGCCGGTTTTCTTCATTTCGGCGCCTAGATCGCCAAACTTGCTACCTACTTGCCCTATATTGCCTAAAAACTTTTTAGTATCTGCTAAAAATTCAAACCTTAACGTTTTTGTACTTTCGGCCATTATTTATTTTCCTTAATTGCTTTTTTAACTGTATCAAACATACGGTCGCTATAATCTTCTGTAATTCTTGGTACTGCTTTAGCTATTGTTGGCTCCGCTACGTAACCGTGAGTTTTAATACCCTCCGGAAATACTCCGGTACTTCTCCATTTATTACCTACCCACTTTTTATAAACTCTTCTTTTAAGTTCGCTAGCCGGAAAAAATATACCGGTTGCATTAGCACTAACGGATCTTCCTTTAGCTTGTGATCTATTATAAAAATTTAAAAATTGATAATCTCTACCAAACTCTAAGTTACGTACAAATTTATTAGTACGTCTAATATCTAAATAAGCGCTACGATCCGTACCTCCACCGACGTAACCTTTTGCTCCCTGCGTTCTTTTAGGTACCGGGCGTCCCTGTACACTCTGTTTTAAAGCCTCTATTCTTGTTTGGCTCTCTACTTCTTTAGATATATCTTTATGTAAAGCTCTTAAAGACTTCTTAACTTCGCTACCCTGCGATAGATCACGTAAGCCCTTAATAGTATCGTTAAGTCCCTCAACTGCTATACCGCTACCGCTTGTAGTTTTCTTTATATTAGCCATATCTCTTTTTTTCCTGCTCGGCTCTTTTTTGTAGAGCGTTTTGTAGTGCTAAAAACATAGGTAACGGTAACTCCGCTACTTCCATAGGGTTTAGTCCGGCGGCTAAGCTAACTTCGGCTATTAATTCTATATAATAGCCGCCGGTTACTCCGGGTCTACGCCACCTAAACCGTCAATAGTCGCAACGGTATTTAACCACTTATCGAAATCGTCTGTTACGCCGGTACGCTTACTAGCGCTCCAACATAAATACATTAGCTCTTCAAAAGATAATTTTTCTAACTCGCTTGCCGGTCGTTGCCCAAATTTTCTCTCTAAAGCTACGAAGTCTACGGGTCTTAACGTTACTTCTTTTTTAGTACCGTCTTCTAATACGAGAGTGAGTTGGTGTAACCCCTGTATTTTAGACATTAACTTGTAGCTCTTGTTATTGTGCCACTTGTAGGAAAGCTAACACTAAAGCTAGCCAATTCTCCAACTCCGTTAGCTACCGGTTGGTGTTGGTTAACCAATACGGATCCGCTATATTTCGGGTTAGTTGAAGATACTGCGCCACTTGTTGGCTTTAATTCAAAAGTTGTAACGGTACCTAGAAGAGGCCATAGTGTTGCGTCCACTTCGCTAGCTGCGAAATCTTGGTGGAAATCAATACTTAATGATCCGTCTTTAAGGCCGCCCAATCTTGATTTAAAGGTTTGCCCAAAAGCGGTTTCCTCTATTTCGTCGGCGGTTATGTCTAGAGTAACGCTTGCAACGTGGTCGCTAAGATCCACGCTATTAATTGTTACGCTAGCGTCTGTTAAAACAAACTTTGCCAATTTAACTCCTTTATTTAACTAAGTTTATTGTAAGTATTAGCAATTTAGTAGAGCGTAGTATGACATAGAAAAAGCCGGGCGATTAAACCCGGCTTTTATCGTACGTAATATACTTGGGAGTATTATTTACGATTAGTTTTTAAAACAAACTCATAAGAATATAGCTCTAGATCATTTAAAAGTTTCCAACAATCATAAGCTAGATCCTTATTAATAAATTTTTTGCTTAGATGATCTCTAGTATTTTTACGGCTAAAACCAAATTTTAAAAAGTCTTGATAATCAAACTTACCGTAACTTTTACCGGTCTTACCTTTACCAAATACAATAATTTCGTAGGTTTCATATTTTCCTATAGATAACCTACGATTTAATTTACGATCTATAGAGTTTAGATCGTCTAATAAATAACTAGCGCTTTCTTTCATTATTTTACCCCCTTAACTTGTACCCAATCGAGTATTTCGTGTCTTGTAGTTTCGAAACCTAATTCGTTTAAACCGGTTTCCAACATTTTTTTAATAGTCCAACCTTTAGGAAATCTAAAAGTTGTTGAGCAGTTAGTTTCGTTTCCAAAAAAAGTAATTTTAAAAGTAGCTTTACCACCGATAAAATCTTCTACGTGAGTTTTGTTACCGAAGATACAACTAAAATTATTATCTAATTCAACATTAGAATTTCTTAGATCTACAACTTCGCTTTTAAACCAACCTGTATTTTTACTCATTTAATACCTCCCAAGTATTTATCTTATGTAACCATTATATACATACTTTTGTAAATAGTGGTGTATTTTTTAATAATTTTTTTAATCTCCAACTTAACCCCATAAGAGGTTAAATTGGTTTAAGTGTTTTTTGCATATTGGCTTTTTATGGCCGCTAATTGTTAAGTGATATTTTTTAGGTTGTAGTTGTAGTTTGTTGCATATATAGCAATTATATTTTTTGCAACAATTACATTTAGTAAAGTCGTAAAACATATTACCCCCTTATATAGCTTTTACTTTTTCCTCTATATAACCTTATGTCCCAACTTTTTCTAAATTTCCGGTTTTAAGAAATATTTTTTATTCGATACCGAAAGCAGCGTGGATATTAAAACTTGGAGTAGTCCCGGTTACTGTATAAGCAAAACGGAAGTAATCGTCTGTTATAGCTCCCGATACTTTTTTGATCTCACTACTAATAGCGGTTATATCTGTAAACGTCGCTATTGTTGTAGGGCTAGTAAAGCTAGAATTATCATCGCTCTCTAGTGTTATTGTAATAGTAGGGGTACTCGTTCCGCTAACTCCTGTACAATGTACGGCGGCGTATATTGTTTCGGTGGAGGCTACGGCGCCTAATTGTACACCTGTACTATTTCCGGTAGCGGTTATTGCGCTATCTATATCAATAGTACCCCTAACAACTTTATCGGTGCTATTTGATTTAGAAATATTAAACGGTGCGATCTCTCCAATACCTCCAAATATTTGATAACTAAATAGTTTTGACTTTAAGAAGTAAGCTATATTTCCTACTCCTGCGTCCGGTACAACTGTAACGATTAACTCGTTACCTACATTAGCTCCTAATAAAGCGTCCGGTTTTTCTGTGCCTGCCTCGAAAAAACCGTCGATACTCAAACTGCTATCTTTAAGGCCGCCTATTCTTTCCCTAAATCCACCACTATTAATAGTTGTAACATCAAGCTCATCGGCCGTAATATCTAAAGTTACTGCGTTGGTATGAGAGCTTAAATCGTAACCACCAATAAATAATTTACCGTCGGTAAATACATACTTAGCCATTATCTACCTCTTCTGCTTTATGATCTATAACTTTTTTGATCTTCTTTTTATCTTCTTTTTTATCTACTGCGGCTATATGGCCTGCTTTAGATAAGGTTAAAATTTTATCTAGATCCTTAATCTCGATTATGCTACCCGGCTCTTTACCGTCTACTTTTTTATTTCCTACAATTTTAAATTTTGGCATTTAGCTAGTTCCTTTTGTATAAACTTCTAGGCTTATATTAGCTCCTATTGCGTCGGTACCGTTTAGGTTGACATCGGCGGCGTAATTACTTACCCCGGTAATAGTTGCGTCGGTATTCTCTAAACCTAGTGTCTTATTATTAAATATAGCTTGTCTTATAGACTTACTCCCGGCGCCTGTTATATATTCGTCGAGTTTATCTTGTGCCGTTCTACTCTCGGCTCGTTGTACTGCTACTAAAATATCAAAACTGTATAGATCCGTGCCACGTTGCATAGCTATATTAAATTGGATCGATGTTGGTAGTACTATTGCTACCGGAAAGTTAATTGAGTAATCCGGTACAACATCATAAACTCGTAAACCGTCAATATTATCGGTTAGGGTGGTTTTAATACCGTCCCTTAATTCCTGTAAGCTAGCCATTAAGCTATTCCTAGTACGCTAGCTTTACGATACGGTAGTAATAATCTAGTTACCTCTCTGTTTTGTTGTACGTTAACTACGCCGAAATCTCCAACGCCTGCTACTCCTAAAGGTGCGTTACGCATAGCGAATAACTCGCTAGCTAACATCTTACAAGCGTATTTAATTGGCTCCGGTGTAGTTGCATAACCCCAATTAGCGGTAATTTCTGCGTATGGTCTATTAGAAGTGTTTGATAAAGGCCACTCATAGGATCCGTCGCTATTAAGTTGGATCACGTAATAAGGGCTACCCTCAATACCTCCAACTACTCCATTTATAGGTAATAATTTATATTCTGTACTAGGTACGGTGGTTTCATAAGTACCGTCGTCGTCATTATCATATTTAACAACTAATCCGGTAGCAGTAGATATATCATCTACGTATAGTTTGTAAAAATCATTAGTGAAGTATTCTCTAGCGCTTGTAGATCCGTCGGCGTAAAATTTTCGTCCACAAAAGCTATCTATTTGACGACTAGCGCCATTAATTGCGTTATCTAATAAGTCATCGTCGGCCGTATCACTAGCCGGGATCCCTACAAAAGCCTTTAGATCGTTTTGGGTTATGTACCCGTTAGTAATAGCCATTAGTTAGGCCTACTTACTTTTTACGACTTTTTTTTCGGCTTTAGGTTTAGCAGCTTTATTCTCAATCTTACCGCCAAGTTTTTCAATTTCTTTTTTAACTTGCTCGGCTCTATCTGCTTTTTTATAAATCTCGTAGTGTTTTAATTCTTTTTTTAAAGCCTCTATTTTTTCTTTACTCATAAAATCTTATTCCTTAATCGTTTCCGGGGAGCGTTTGCACGTCCCCCGGTTACGAATTATTTAATTAAAAGGTTGGTGTTACCAATCCTGTTCCGCCAATTACGGAAATACCACTTGGGTATCTACCGCTAGCGAAAGCAACATATCCATAAACAACTAATTTAGTTGTTAAAGATCCTGCGTTAGTTTCTTCAAACTTAGCAGTAAACATATCTTGCTCGAAGAGTATGTGATCTTCTGCTCTCACAATATAGATCTCGTCTTCGTTAGTTCCTGTACCGAAGTTTGTAGCTACATTAGCGTCGGTAATAACCGGAATACCTAAAAGGTTTCCAACTATTCCGTATTTCGCTGCGTCGCCAACGCCATAAGCGTTTTGCGGTGCATTTCCACTAGGTAAAACTAGTGGTCTATTTGAGCTATCAAGCCCTGCGGTCAAAAAGCCCCAACGTCTAGGGTGCATAATAATCGCAGTTGCCGGAGCGAAACGATTAGAGTTAACTTGTTGTATAGCGTCTGCTAATTTAGGCATTAACTCGCCAACTGTAGGGCTAGCGTCTGTATATGTTACGCTATTTACGCCGCTTACAGAAGTTAAACCGAGTGGTTGTCCGGAAGATCCGGAGCCGTTTAACAATAAGTTATCTAACTTTGTGTAATAAGCTGCTGCTAGATCTTGGAAAATAATTTCTTCCATAGAGAAACCCGGTTGGCCTCCTCTATCTAGAGCTTGCTTAGATACGTCTTGTTGGCCTGCTACTGTATCAACGTTAACGGTCAATAAAGTATCGTCCATATTGGTTTCTTGTACTGCGGAGTTTTCGCTTGCTTGTTCTGCTGCTGCGGATCCCGTAGTAATTCTAGAAATTTCTATTTTATTTCCGAAAGCCGGTAATTCTTTTTTAGGTACTGCATTATAGAAGTTAGCTCCTGCTCTTGCGAGTGGTGCGTAATCTTCTACCATATATTGAGGTACGACTAAACCGGTAAAAGCTCCGGTACCGACATCTCTTTTAGAAACTTCTTGGTGTTCTGCTAGTCTTTTGCTAGCCGAGTAATCGTTGTTGAATTTAGCTTTATACATATCTGCGAAGAAAGAGTGTTCGCCACCTTTACGGTACATATCCGGCTCTTTCACTTCCATACGAGTTTCGCTAATATCTTCATCTTTAATATTTAAAGACTTTCTGCTTTCTTCAACTTGTTTTAGGGTCTTTCTTAAATCTGCGTCTTTTTCGATCTTCTCGTTTAAGTCTTTGATCTCTACTAAAAGCTCGTTAGATCTTTCAATTTTAGCGTCTAACTCTTCGCCTTTATCCATAGCGTCCATTTCCTCAACGAGTTCGTTAAGTTCTGCCGATTTAGCGTCCCTTTCTTCTATTAATTTTTTCAATTTAATATCCTTAAAGTTGCTATTACTTATACTTATACTTACTGCGTTAGGTGGATAGATTATCCGGCGTAACGTCTTATAATAAACCGTCTTTTTTCATCTTAATTTTTAAGATCTCTAATTCCGGTTTATTTTTAGAGCGCTTATCTTCTTCGCTACTATCTTGTAGTTTGTTGATTATTTGCTCTAAAACTTCTACGGCTTTATCTCCGCTACGAGCCTCTATTAATTCTTTTTGGTACTCGCTTATATCTAATCCTCTTAATGTTGCTCCTGCCCAACTATTTGCCGGGTATGTTACTACGCTAACATCGAATAACCTTACTTCTTGTACTTCTCTAGTTTCTCCGTTGAAATCGTCCCTAACTGCTGCGAAAGCGAAAGACATTTCGTTTAGATCGCCTCTCTTCATAGCGGAGGCAACTTCTGCAACTGTTGGGTTATTAGGATCTAAACTAGCCTCGACAAATAATCCGTAGTCATCTTCTTCAAGTCTTAAAGTGCCGCTACTAGATCTAGCTAAAGGTATTCCGTCGTGGTTTACTAAAAATCTTACGTCGTCTTGTTCTTGTAGAGTTTTCTTAAAGGCTCCCGGTTTAATTGTTTCGGTGTAGGTACCTTTACTATCTCTTACTCCATACGGTTTATTAAATACACTTGCATAACCACTAAAGTTATAGGATATTTCCCCGTCTTTATTTTCTCTTATTTCTACGTTAGCTAAGCCAAAAGATCGGCTCTCTTTTTCTTTATTCACGTTATTAATCCTAACCTTATTATTTAACATATTAATCGTTGTTGACATAGAATTATTATCTATGTCATAAAAATTAGATACTCTACCCTCTTCGTCTTTAAGTTGATCTAGTTTTCTTCTTGCCCACTCTCCCGCTTGATCCGGGTTAGTCCACGGGTTAGATCCCCACAATAAAAAAGCTACATCGCTCCCTCTCCAAGTTGCCGGATCTTTAGGGTTACTCTTCTCTCTATCTAGATCGCTAAGGTGCCTAGCGTGCCAAGCGCCCATTAATGAAACTTTTGCCGGGCTTACTTTACCACTACTAACAATAGATCTAGCGTCCCTAATTGTTTTAGGTGTTAGTCCGTCGCCTGCTCTATCTAAATTATCTAATCCTCGTTGCATATTTACGATCATAAATTGCGGAGCGGATAGATCTACCGCTCTTTCCTCTAGATCTTGTACGTTATTGTATTCTTCTTCCTCACTCATAGCTATATTAAGTGCGGTTAGGTGTTTTTCCGCCTCTTCGTGGGTCTTATGGCAAGTAATTAACTCGTCGTTTTCTTCTTTTACTACTGCGTGTCCGTCTTTACAATCCGGGTGCGTCATCGAAATATAATAAGGCATTATCTTGGTCTTAGTACTACTAAAATACCCGTCGTACCCTCGCTTATTGCGTAGAGTTCGTTATCTTGCGGTATTCTTAACTCTATAAGTTCTCCATTATCTAGGTGTAAACCGTTAGTAGATGTTACATCACTACCGCCTAAATACATTTTATTAGAGTGGTTATTGTGTATATAAATATGCTGCTCGAAGTTTTGACTATCTAATATTTTTGTAGCAGTTGTTGTACTTATTGTATAGTTTTGACTAATCATTTTCTAAATTATTTGGATCGTTTAATATAACTTTCGGGTCGTGTTCATCTTTACCTAGTGGAGATATAGTTGGATCAACTGCGGCTCCCTGTAATCCTAGGTAGAAGTTATCTCCACCCTCGTATGGCTCTAGATCTAATCTTGATCTAGCCTCGTTAGGTG